TGAACTATTCTGAAACCCAGAAACATTACTTGCTAAAACTACGGAGTACGATCCAGAACCAAACTTGGAATCATAAGCGTTATTACGCAAAGTGTTATTAGCAATTGTTGCGTTAGCCCCAGCTGAGACATCAATGTAAGTAAATGGTGGAGGAGTAAAAGAAAAAGTGCTAATAACAGTATTAGCCCCACCTGAAACGCCTGAGCGAAGAGTTAATATATAGGTGCTATCTTCAGCACCCTTAGTATCAACTGTAAAGCCTGGAAAGTTAACTGTTACCCGATAGTAACGACTAACCCCGATAGTCACACGATTATCCCCACCACCAGTGCCAGAATCGTCTTTTAAGCTAATAATCTCATGAGCAGATTGGTAATCTTGGAATGGTCCAACTGTGCTAGTGACTGTTTTTAGTTTTTTAACACCTTGTGGGTTATCGTCAGTAGACTCTTTAACTTGTTGAATATTTGTAGACATTTGCTGAAGCCTGTCCCCTGTAATTGGGGTTCCATCAGTCCATGAAATTTGTGTATAGTTCTCGTAAGCCATTTATCTATTATACCTTACTTTCTAGTTCTTTGACACGATTGTTTAGATCATGTATAGCTGATATTAGATGAGGAATGAGAACAGTGTAGTCAACTGACGCATATCTTGGTTTTTGCCAAACACCCTCTCCAGGAACAAATTCATAAAAATCAGAACCAAATAGTTCCATTTCTTCTAATGAAAAACCTTCTGGATGTTCCGAATACCTGTGAACCCACCCCTCATATGCATAGTCATCAATTACGGCTTCAGGGTAAAGTATCTTTAACTCATCAGCAATAACTCCAACTCCACAACTGCGATCCTGCAACCATTGAGGTGCCTTTTCATTCCAATCAAATTCATAAGTATTTATAGAATAAAAATTATCTAATACAGATGTTGAAACATTTCTTATATTATCCTTGACTCTTCTATCCGAAGTTATTGTGTTAGTAATGGTACCACTAACAGAAGCATCATTGTTTACAACAAATGTCAATCTTCCACCAGAGTTTCTCCAACCAAATGCCATTGGGAATCCATCATGTGTTAAATTTGTTGCATTGTATTTCCAGCCAGATCCAGTAATATCAACATAAGTAGGTTGAGCGCCAGTTACTATAGGTCTTATACTATATGCGTAATGACGATTATCTGAATCAATTGCAATATATGACCCTACCGCAAGATAGGCACTCGCATGCACACTGCCACCAGTTAAGTAGCTAAATGACCCACCATAGCTAACTTTCATTATTGAAGAGCTGATCTCTGAAGTCCAGCCTAGATAGTTGACTTCAAAAACATTTTCGCTAACACTTCCGACTGCAGGATATAATGCTACATATCTACCAGCAGTGTCATTGTAGATACCATCAGAATCTATAGTCCAGGCTCCAATTGAACCATCAGCTGCATAAATAGAGCCATACAATAGGGCATTATTTGCAGATAGATTTCCAGATGCATCAACGCTAAAATTACCACTTGATGTTGCGATTGAACCATCAGCAAAAAGTACAGTAGCACCACCACCAGAAGTTAGATCGCCATTAGAATCAATGACAAGTCCTGGGGTAGATAGTGAAGATGCTTCAATAGTGCCCGATATATTTGCACCAGTTGCAGATAAGACTCCAGCTGCGCTAACACTAAAATTACCATTTACAATTTTACCGTTGGCATACAATGCAAAATTATCGGCAGTTAGATTACCAGCGGAATCAATATCAATACCTGGAGTATGAACAGATGCAGCATCTATTTGCCCTCTAATAAAGGTTGTATCAAAAACAGCTTGACCCTGCCCAGATACAGCCCAGCCAACTGTACCAGCAGTAGTGATGACACCATTGGCGAGAACTGTCCCATCAAAGTTATTACTTCTAATTACATTATTAACAAGAATAATGTTTGCAGATAATTCATTTGCTGTTAATGTACCTGTCACAATAGAATTTGCTTCAATTGATCTTGAAACAATATGGGCAGAGCCATTTACCACTCCTGGCTGAAGAATTATGTTGGCGGGTTTCAACACCGCATTATTAACTGTATCTATAATAAAATTTTCAAATGAAACATAATTTCTTGTTTGGTCTGCAATACGAGAAGGATCTCCGAAAATGCCCCACGAAAAGTCAAATAAAGAATACTTAGATGTATCAATAAAACTAGAGTTCTCTCCATCATGAGAGTGACCACCCCGACCAGGATAAAAGTAGATAGTATTTTCACTAGCCATTAAGAAACACCTCGTAAGACTAAATTCTGCGTTACAGTATCACCAATAGTTGTACTATGAAAAATCACCCAATAATCAGTATTAACTATGTCTAACGCATTAAGTGCCGTTATTCTAATTCTATCACCCAATTGAACCTTTGGCATTGCCGTAACTGATATATTAATAATTGGAACTGGTAGTTGTGTTTTTTCAATAATAAAATCAGCCAGTTTTTTTGCATGAACAGAGTCTGTAATGAATGGGCTTTGAATTGTTAAATCTTTAATCCCATATTTTTTGATACTTGCATCTGTTGAAGCCGACTGTTCTTTAACTTGAGTATTTTGCTCAGTCATCTCAACAGCAATGCCGCCAATTGTTGTTGCGTAAGGATACTGCGTTTCTGGGTTTGTACCCTGCAACCAAGCAAGCTTACCCTGCTCAACATCGGTAGTAGCAGAAACAATTAATTCAGCTCCATACGCATACGGTAAGTATCTGGATATTTCAACTCGGGCTGGAGAGTCAAAAAGAATTGCAGAAACAAACGGGCTCCTAATATTATAAGCTGGAGACTTATCAAACTTAAGGTCGTAATATCTAGATTCTCTAACTTTTGTTCCCGAAGTATGAGCAGCAGCAGTCGTTTGAAATTGTCCACGCTCTAACCCATTAAAAGACACCGCTGTTTTTGAGATGTACTTAATGATCTCATCATCAATTTTAAGATAACCAGTCTTTGGGTAAACTGGATCTAGCGTAGTAGAAACATACATAACGGAATTAGCCCCGCTTGCGTTACTTGCAAGATTTGCAGTAAGAGCAGTAACTGCTAATGAAGCGTTGTCTGGAGCTGTCCACAAATTCTGCACCGTAGATGAAGATGTCTGGATAGCGCCCACTGGAACAATAACCTTGTTACACTGTAAAGAAACAACATAGTTAGCTTCTGTTATATTTGTTGAATCACTAATTGATGTTTGAATAACAGCATGTTGATTAATTGTAGGTTCAAAGAATCGGTAGTAATGCTCGTATCTTGCATGGTCAGTTTCATCTACATAAACACGACCCATATCAGCAAATGTAATCCCATCCATAATGCCTCTAATGGTATCCTCGTTGCCATACAAGAATGCAAATTGAGTAAGAGGTTGCATTTTTGCCTCAGTATATCTATCACTTACTTGAGCAGAAGTGAGGCATTCATTATAGATAGCAAACTCATCAGCATAAAGACTTCTAATAGTTGCTGGGGCTACTTCTGCACCAGCCGTATAGGTTGCCCCTCTCCCACCAATTGTAATTGGCTTTGAAGCCCAAGAAACAATTTCGCCAGCGACAACCTCTGTGTCTGACAGAGCCCCATTAACATAATATTTGAGGCTCTCCCCATCAAAAGTAGCAACTAGATGTGATGCAGAAGAATTAGACAATGCAGTGTTAGAAGAAACAGTTTCTGTTGCAACAACAGAGTTCGCAATTGCTTTAACTTTAAAACCATGAGATGTAGAGTTATTGAAAAATTCAAAACCAGCAGTAGATGTTGAATTGTTCCAAGAACTCAAATATTCTCCATCACTACTAAAAGACCCATTGTGGAATTTCCCATAAAATTCAATTGACCATCTTGCATCAGCAGTCACATCAAGGCTTGCATCGCTCGGTATTCTAATATATGAATTTGATTCCAGCAAAACTGATTGATCATCTAGATCAGAAACCAAAAATGAAGGTTGACTTAATTTTGGTGAATTAATATATATTGCATTATTCCTATGATTATTGGCATCAGCAACAGTAAGAGTTCTAGATGGGTCTTTAGTCCCGATACTATCCAGTGCAGCAATCGTGCAACACTCGTTTGCACTTACCAGAACATCTGACCCACCACTTAACGCTTTGTATAGAGTTATATCAAATGAAGCAACTCCGCCAGTGTTAAAAGAATGATAGAATTCAATTCTTATCTTTCTTGGAACACCAGCGGTAAGGTTAACAGTGCTTGACGCAAACCTTGTAGATGTTGTCGTTAGATTATAGCGATTAAGAATTATAATATCATCTAAATAAACTCTAACCCCGCCATATGCTATTCTAATAATAATTTGTTGTAAACCAGAATCTGTTGGTATATAATACCCATCAAATACACCATTATAATATTCAGAATAAACAGTACCGTCAGTGCCTGTAAAGGTATAATCATTTAAATCTAGAGCATATGCACTAGATGATGATATTGCTTTAGAGAGCGCCGTAATTGTTGGAGAAGTAAATTTTTCTACCTCAAGGGCTTTATCCATCGGGGACAATTCTTTATCAATGGCATCTGCCAGAATATCTTTAACGGAAACATCTTTCTTATTTGATGGCATCCCCCAAAACCGTGCCCTTAATCCAGTCGCTGGGATGATATTATTACCACTCCTATCAACAGTATCTTCATTAAAAGAATACGATGCAACAGCTCCTCTTGCACGAGCGCCCTGTTTGTAGTTTTGCAATCTCTCAATATCTGCCTTTGGGAAATTTGCCCTTAATAAAAGATTTTCAACAGCATCATCTGCATAAGAATTCTGTAAAAAGAAACCGTAGTTGATTGTTCGTTCAGACAAATACTTTGTCCAATCCTGTAAATTAGCACTCACTGTCATGTCTGTACCAATTGACCATTCATCAACATAGAATGTCCCATTTTTTACATATTCATAAATATCAAAACGAACAAGACTTCCAGTGCTGTGATTTTTAGCAACAGAACCACCATACCCACGCTCCAATACTGTTACAACACTAGAGTTAGACACTGAAGAACAAAGGATTACTTCCTCTGATTGTGTATCACGATCAATAACAACAATAAATTCATTACCAGACCCACCAGTAGGAATATTGGATTTATCCAGAACAGTGAATGACATATCTGTATCAGTAATACTGCTAGTAATCTGAGTCTCTAAATAGGATGCATTAATATTATTACTGCTTGGTTTTTTAATTCTCCATCCAGTAAAGACCTCAACCTCTAAATCTTTTACCATATATTTACCATAAAGAGATGATGTATTAAATAAATTGAAAACCTTTGTTGTATTATCTAATGTTAAATCAACAACAGCAGTCTCTGACCCGCCGATTGGCAAACTGGTGGAATGGACATCCCGAGTTCTATTCACTGAGTACGAAATAATGTAGTCACTAATATCTTCTTCGTACAAAGGAATGATTTCTTGGATTCTTGCATAATCTTGCGGATATGAAGTTGAATGAATAATCACTTTAATCTTTGAAATATTCTGTGTTGTTAATGCACTTGATAAGATGTGGTCCATGTAATACCCACCAATAGGAATCTCTCCAACTTCACTCAAAACTAAATTTAAAGAACCATCATACGCTTCAACAGTATATGTTGATATTTGACCATAAAATTCTGATGTTACAATTCTAATTTTATTTACTTTTCTTGTTGTAAAAGTTGCTTGGATATATGGATCAGTAGTAAATCCATATCCACTATGTGTAGCGTGAGCATTAGAAGTACTTGTACTATTTGACCACCATCCGAATTCAAGACTGCTTCCAATTTGTGTATTAGCCAAATCATTAGTAGTGAGCGATGGCATTGCATACCAACTACCATCCGCTTTAATCACATCACCATTTATATCTTTAGCACCAGCAACTGCCCAAGTAAACGATTGTCTTTTAATTCCGTTAAAAGCTTCGGTAACAGGGAAGAAGAAGCCCCGAGTCGGGTAGGCTGTATTTGCAGGGGCATCGTTTGTTGTAACAACCAGGTTGTCAAGGTGACGACTATCCAGCCATTTGATAATAACTCTTGGCTTTATCTTCTGGGCTGGTGCAACAATCGCTGAATTAAATGAAGTAGAGAACTCCTTGCCATATAGTCCAGATGTTAACATTTAAACCTCTTCCAGCGTCATTGCGCAATCAAAATAGTATACACCACTAACCAAATCCCTTCTTAACAATTTTTCATTAAAATTAGTAATAAAGACACTTACTGACTCTTCGGTATAGGGGGTTATACCATTTTCATCTTGATTGATAATTGTTAAAGTATGGATATCTGAATCCATTGCTGCATCTTTCAAATAGTTTCTAGACTCCCTGTAGTCAACTGTTTCATCACTCTTATTGGGAATAAAGCTCCATTTGGCATTAAATGTTCTCTTGGACCCGCCATACTGAGCGGAATTCTTGTAATACCTAGACGAATCTCCTGCCCAATTATTATTTTCTATAAATACTGGAGTTGTAGAAATGTCAAATGTTCTTGACTGGTTCGTTAAAGGCACACCATCTAACAACAGTAGGGCTCGTATCAGTGAAGAGTCAGCTGTAATGTTCGGGCTGAACCGAATCATCTGCGCCCTTGTCTCGCTATTAGATGTATTAATATTTATTCTAATTGTTGCAAGGAATATATGAGCATTTACAGTACTAGCATTTGGCACCGTTGTAACATTGCCAAGTACTGATATTAACGAACTTACAAACCTAATTCTTAATGCAGATACAGGAACATCAGATGTGCATAGGATATTAGTATTGCTATAAGCAATCTTTGTTACAACTGTAGCAGCCGAAGCCGCAGAATCTATTGCGGATGCAGCCAATGCTATTTTCATTCCTACCGTAACAACGCTTGATGTACAATCTATTGCAGATGAAGCATATGCTATTTTTGTACCAACAGTAACTACACTTGATGTTATATATATTGGTACCAAGAACGGCTGGATCTTAGTTCCAAGCGTCAATGTTGTTGAAAGAATATCGCTTATATCTATTTGAGCATGAGCAATCTTATAAGAAGTAGCAGTTAATACAGCATCAGCTGATAGTGCAATTGTCCCATGAGAAAGTTTGATAGAAGTAACTTGTAGGGTTACATTCCCAGAAACCGCAATTAAACCGAACTGTGTTTTGTCCGCAAAATAGAAATCTACACCACTATTTAGAGGTTCACTAAAACTATAGAAACTGTCTGCCATTGTTATTTCTCTTTAAGAGAAATCTCAACATTGTAATAAGCACACTGGTTGGGAATATCTCTTCTAATTAATGTTTCTGAATATGACTCTACATAAACAACTGTATTATAGAAGGCATCATCAGGGTCCAATTTAATTGATAGCGTAGCTGACGATGGAGCTCTAGCAAGATCATAAAGATAGTTCCGACTCTTACGACCATCAATAGTTTCTGATGGCTTGTCTGGAAGGTAGGTGAAAGAGAAGGTGTAATTATTCTTTGCGTTCTTAATAAACCTTTTTCTATTCCCGTTTAAAAGTTCGGTATTAGCAGCAGATGTAATCATACCACCACTGAATATACGGTTATGCTCGGTAATCTCTTGCCCATTAAGGACAACAAGATGGGTGATATTAGGTTGTTGAATAGCCATTAGTTAATACCATTATAGCTTGTAAATGTTCTAGACTCATTACCAGCAGCCTTATTCATTTTTGGAAGAACATTAACATTGTAACTCTTCATCATTGACTTAAACCATTCTTCTTCCCCAACAAATGTTTCAACATTGATATTGACTGTTGATACACTGGTTGACCCACCACCAGAATAGGACGGGGAACCAGAAGGAACATTAAACTTTGAGCGGTTGATTGACTGCATTGTTCTTACGCCCATGCTTCTTACAGCATCAGCATTAACAACATATTCACCACCATGCAAGATTGCAGGAACTTCCATTGAAGGAGCACCAGGAACATAACCACCAG